CCCGCCGCCGCCGCTTTGATCTCGGAGCGGAGGATCCGCTCGTTGGCCTTGCGTGTGGCTTCGAGCTGGGCTTCGCGGCGGACCTGCTCGACATCCACCTGGTCACCCTGGGGCTCCTCTTTCGGAGCGTCCTTGGGTTTCCCGGCGTTGGCGATCAGGTCGCGCAGGCCCTTCGCGTCATCGACGCCGAGCTCCTTCGCGAGCTGCTTCCACTCGCGCGCCTCAGTGCGGAAGGCGTTCCTCTCGGCTTTCATGGCGTCGAGAGCCTTCTTGCCGGCGTCGCCGAGCGCATCGATGTCGCCCGGTCCATCGGCAGGAGCCTGCCCCTCGGGTGTAGTGGTTTCAGTAGTGGTTTCGGTGGTGGTGTCCTGCTCGGACATGGTGACTCCGTTGCGGTGTCGGGCCTGCCGCCGTGCGCGGCAGGGAAACTCGTTAGCGGACGCGGGTGAGGCGCCCATCAGGCCCGGGGAGGTAGGCAGGGAGGTCGAGGATGTAGCCGTGCCTTTTCAGCAGCTGGATTGCGTGCTCCTGGTCCCGTGCGATCTCGTAGATCGACTCGGGCATCAGCCGCGGCGCGACTCCCCCTCCAGTGAGCCGGAACGGGTCCTCGAACGTCACGAACCGGTCCCCGGCGGGAGTAGCGCGGCGTTGCAGCCGGCCCCGTTCCGAGGCGGACTGCATACCTGCGGCTTTCCGGCGGGCGTTGATGACCCGGTTCATGTCCGCGCCGTCCCGGATCGCCTGAGCGCCGGCCTTCGTGAAAATCCGGTCCTGCTCCTCGCGGGAGAGAGACTCGAAGTACGCCTTCGGGTCAGTCGCGTACTCCCGGCCCGCGGCCTGCGTGGACGGGAGTGTCGAGCATGAGCAGTTCGGGTGCCGCCGGAATGCGGTCTTCCACGAGACCTGCCCAGCGAGCATGATGCACCGCGAGCACGGATTCGGACCCAGCACACGGACATACGTCGTTGCCCGACGGGAGGTCGAGGCGACCGAATCGGCGATCCGGAACGCATCATTCACCTGCGTGGAGGCGATCATCTCCAGCGACGCCCTGCCGAAGGCGACAGCCCGAGACGCCGGGACTCCCTGCTGCATCAGCCGCGCCGCCTGGACCGCTGGCATCACCAGCAGCGACGCGAGCGGCCACCCATCCGAAGCGAACCCCGACAGGCCCTGCGGGTTCGTTGTTCCTTCAGAGCCGAGCTCGAGGTTCTGCGCATTGAGTGCGTCGTTCACGTAGGTGTCGGCGGTCTGCGCGGCGAGGACCTGCATCCCGGCGATCAGCGCCGCCAACTGCGGCAGCATCTGCCGCCACGATGGGATGATCGCGCCCTGGTCGACCTGACGCCACAGCCTGCGTGCCGTCCTCCGCGCCTCCTCGGCCGTGCGCTGCTGGAGGCTCCGGCGGCGGATCGCCGAGGCGATCACTCCAGCTCCTCAGCAGGTTCGCCCTGCGGGGAGACGATGGCCGCCTCGCGGGCGAGCATCCCGACCGGGTCCAGCTCGGCTTCGCGCTGGCGCATCTCCATGATCTGCTCGATCTCGTCAGGATCGATCCCGATCCGGCGAGAGATGTACTCCAGCGGGTAACCCATCGCGTGTAGTTTCTGCGCCCCGTCGATTGCCTGTGCCTCGGACCGGTTCTCGATGTCCTGCCACAGGGTCTTCCCCGTTCGCATCGCCCGCGCCTTGGCCTCGTCGCCCTGCGCCAAGGCCACGAGCGCGGCGCCTTCACGGATGCCGCGACCGAACGATTCGGTCTTCTCTCCAGTCCGTTTGACGAGCCCGGTCTCAGCCGTTTTCAACGTCTCGGCGTTGGCGTTGACGATCTTCGACATCAGGTAGTGCGGAGGTGTCCGGGACTGCGCCGCCGTATGCGACACACACATCTCGATCACTTCCCCGTATGAGGCCAGATTCGCGGCCTGCCACTCGGCGATCTTCGCGTTCGGGTCCTCCAGCCACAGGATCCGGTCCTGCCGGAACTTCTCGAGGGGCACGGGGCGCTCACCGATGACCTGGCCCTGGTCGTTGAGGATCGGGACCTTCGGCCTCTCGGCGCCGGTGATCACCCTCGCAGGGAACGACGAGAAATCCGCCGCGCTGAACAGGTACGACCAGAACAAGTTCGTCGCGTCCTGCATCGCCACCACACCGGCGATGTCCGACAGCGGTTCACCGATCAGCCGGGGCCGGTTGGGGAGTTCGGTCATCGGGACCACACCGAGCGGGTTCGGGAGCGGCCACGGCTCGTTCCCGACTTCGCGGGGCTTCCACCCCGATTCGGCGCCGATCACGAGCAGCCCTGACTCCGTCTGCGGCCCCTGGAAACGGCTTCGCTGCCACTTCCACACGTGTGTCGGCGTGAGGAGGGTCGCGTACTCCATCGTGTCGTCGACCCAGCACTTCAGGCCAGCGCGGCGTTCGTGTGTCTCTGGGTCGTAGTCGATGATCGCCTGCGCCGGGTGCTCCCACGTGATCCGTGGGGTCTGCTCATCGGCGGGGTTGCCCCACACCATCATGAACGCGCGCTTGCCGATCACCGCGTCCAAGAAAGCCTGGTCAGAGAAGAAATCCGCGTCGTTCGCGCGCCACACCCGCCACAGATCAGCGTCCGGCTTTGTGGCCTCTCCTACACGGAACCCGACGACCTCGAGACGCTCCACCGGGGCATCCGCCACGACCGCGCACCAGTTATCCGAGAACGTCCCATATCGGGACTTGAAGTGATCCGCGAACTCCTTCGACGCGAACTTGAGCTTCCCCTGGACGCCACGGTAGTAATCGTCGTAGGTGCGAATGTCCGTCTGGCGCCATTGCAGGTCGCGCGCCAGCCGAGACACGGTCGCCAACGCCGCCTGCGTTTCCGGGGTCATCGACGGCTCAGCCATGAAACCCCCTCATGCGGTGTAGGCGTAGTAGGTCTTCTTCCTCGGGTGCCGGACGTAGCCGTCCAAGCCAGTCACCATCGCGGACATGCCGTCAATCCGGGAGCCCGACTTCGCCCGATCCGGTTTCACGAGCCGGAGATTGTCCTGGCCGTCGTTCTTCGCCTCCACCACCGACGCCATCCACCTCGCGACCGGGTTCCCGTTGTGCAACATCCGCGGCCTGTGCCGCTCCGCCCCCGACCCGAGCAACCTCTGGAGCTCCTTCACCGCCGGGCCACTGCCGTAGAACGTTTGCGCGACCGGGGTGATCTCCACCCGTTTCAGCTCGGCGTCGATCTCTTGGACCATCTGGCCGGCGAACATCCGGTCATACGAGATCCGCTGCATCGCCAGCGGTTCACAGTCCGCGAGCGCGGCATCCCGGATCGCCGAATAGTCGATGACGTTGCCCTCGGTCAGCGTGATCCAGCCGTCGTCGATCCACTGCTTGATCGGCACCTGCGTCTTCTTCACCAGGTCGTCGACCGCGTCTTCGGGGAGCCAGAACCGCCAGAACATCTCCAACTCCACGCCCGGCCGCATCGACTCGACGCCGAGCCACCACGCCGAGATGTCCGAGACCGCGGCGAGGTCGAAACCACCCCACGCCCGCCGGCCTTTCAGCGAGGCGAGATCACACGGCCCCTGCGCGTCATCCCACTGCCGCATATCCACCAGCCGCGCCTGATCCCGCATCCGCAGATTCAAGTGCAGCCGGCAGAACGTCGGGAAGTACGTGGGGGTGGTCTGAGCCTTCTTGGCCTCCTTGCGGAGGTACGACACCGTCGGCGAAGTCCCCAGCCCAGGGTTGGCCTTCCGCCAGGTCGACTCCGCGAAGGGATCGTCCTCGACGTCGGCCGCCCACACCACCCCGTAATGCGACGGGTCCTCCACGACACGGTTGGCGCAGTTGCGGGTGTAGGTGTGCTTCTCGTCGTAGATCGAGCCCTCGACCGCCTCATCAGCGGTCGTAATGAAGATGATCAAAGGCTGCTCGCGCGCGCCCGTGCCGGTCTCGATCGCGTCGATCAAGTCCCGCTTCTTGTGGACGTGGACCTCGTCGATGACGGCCCCGTGCACATTCAAGCCGTGGGCGGTCTCAGCGATCTTCGACAGCGCCCGGAACACGCCCCCGGTGTGGGGGACCGTGATCACCCCGGCGAGAATCCGCGTCTTCCGACGAGCTTTCTCCGAGGTCTGGCACATCGTCTTCGCGTCCTCGAAGACCCTGCCGGCCTGATCCTTCGACGCCGCCGCGGCGTACACCTCGGCGCCGATCTCCCCATCCGCGAGCAACAACACATTGCCCAACCCAGACGAGAGCGTGGATTTGCCGCCCTTGCGGGGGATCTCGATCCACGCCGTCCGGATGATGCGGACCTCGGCGCCGATCTCCTCGTCATGAGCGACCCACCCGAAGATCGGGGCAATCGCCCACACCACCTGCCACGGGTCCAAGCCCTCACCGAGGCGAAGCCGGCGCCCATCCCTGGCCCACCGGCCCTTCGTGTGCCGGAACTGCCCCAACGCGGCCAGAGCCTTCTTCACCCGATCGACATCGAACCTGGCACCCTCAGCCTGGTCGGCCTGGAACGCCAACACCGCCGGCGGCGACGCCAGAGCCTTCTCGATGTCCTCCTCGGTCAGACCGAGCTCAAGCAACGCCTCTCGCGGAACCGGCAGCCGGACGTCAATCGAACGGGTCCTCACCATCGCCACCAGGATCAGCCGGTGACAGCGACCGCCGCGCCGACGGCGACAGCCCGAACTCCCGCAACAGCACCTTGTAGTGCGACCGGTACTGGGAAACGATCGTCGCGTGGCCGTTCTTCGTCCAGCCCCGCTCCGACATCATCAACAAACCCTGCGACGACAACGCCCGCTCACACTGATCGATCCGCGCCACCGTCACACACAGCTCATGCAGCGCA